CTCGAAGCAATTCGCGGCGTGTTCACGAGTGCCGGGCTGCGATAGCCGGCTGATCTTGATCTCGGTAGCCGTCTTATCCACGGTGGCCGGGTCCGAGATAGTCCCATAAGCCAGACCGCAGTTGAATTCGATCTTTTTCAGGATTGCATCAAGGCCGCTCAGGATTGCCCCGTGCCGGATGTCTGGGGTCCACTCCTTGAAAAAATCCCCATCCGGTGAGCCAGTTTCCAGGGCCCGGTAAAGCCGCTTGTGAGGCAGGACTGGATTCCCGTCATCATCCTTCCCGAAGGCCAGCACGTCCACGTAAAGGGCCCTCTGACCGCTCTCGTACTCCCACACGAAACTTGACCAAACTTTGTCAGCTTCCTTGATCTGATCCGTTGCCCGAGAATAGCAGGAAACCCCGAGGGGTGAGAGCTGGTCGATGTTGTTAGCCAGTGGATAACGGAAGTAAGCAAATAACGGCTCCTCCACCCCGGACAGGGTTGCCTCCTCAGTCAAATCAGCCCAGTCCGGGATTGACTCCAGGGGGACCGCTTGCCCCAGGGTATCCTTCGACTCACTCTTGAAAGCTGAGTTTCGGACCACATAGCCCTCCTGGTCATCCACCTTATGGTATTCCAGCCGGGTGTAGTAGGACTTTCCCACAATCCGTTGATCCACGAAAATCACGGCATTCATATCCCCGTTCGCTTTATAAGACACCGGGTAGAATTGGTCAGCCTCAACCACATCAACCAAGAGCTGGTCCCCCTCCACGTATGGCTTGAAAATCACACCGCCCTTCGCACATCCCGACTCTACATCGTGCCGGATGTTATCCAGGACCGGCTCCAGCTGGCCCTCCATCCACTCGGCCCGACTGGTTTCCCCAAGTTCGACCTGCATCTCAATCGTGACTGACCGGGCGATCTCCGAAGCAATACCGGCCCCCAGGTTGAGGGAGATAACATCACTCGAAAGCCAGGGAGAATCGTTTTCGTAAATGTTGGTCCACAACTCCAGGGCCTCGATCATCTCGGTTGAGTAAACCAGATCAAGCCCCAGGGCATCCTGCACTGAGCTTTGACTTGCCATCGTTATCCTCCTGAACCAGCTGACTATCCGGTCAAACATTCCCATCACTGACCCCTTCGCTTCCAAATCCTGTTAGTGCCGTACCTCACTGAATCAATGCCGTGGTTGTTTTCGTCCGGGTAACTTGAAATGTATTCACCATCTTTATTCATTTCGTGCTCATAATTCAAAAATTCATCGAGTGTTTCCGGGCACCTCACCGGGTCGATCACGATCTTCGCCAAGCTCTGGAGCCACTTCATCGAATACTTCACCGACTCAGGCCCCTTCTCAGCACCCCGGGCGGCCGCCCCGTAATCCCGGAAGTCAGCGATCGACTTGGGCTCAGCCGAATCACAAATAATGTCCTGGCTGGGTTTCAGGCCCAGCGTTTCAACCACGGCATTGTAGAGTTCTTTATTTGAGTGCTTGTACTTCCGGACTTCTCCATACACGTAGAGCGTGAGCCGTGCCGGATCATAGACCATCTTGTTAGCATGAGCCGGTTCAGGGAAGTAACCCCAGTCCAGGCCGTAAAGCGGACGCTCGAATTGGCTGATCTCTTCATCGGTGATTTCCTGGGCGACCACGTTCTCGAAGACCAAGCCGCCGGTCCCCGTGATGATTCCCAAATACTCATGCTCATAAGCCCTCGGATTGACTTTTTTCAGGTGCTCGGCTTCGTCAATGAAGACTGTCCCCAGCCACTCCTCCGGAACGTCCAGGTAGGTCGAATGATGAACATACCTGCTTTCCTTCGGGACCTCGGCCTCTTTATTGACCCAGTTGGCCTTCGACTTGGGTGGGTTGTACGACTTGATTATAAACGATGAATCACCGCCCCGGATTGCAGACTGGACAACTGATCGGATTTCGGCCGCTCCCCCAAACTGGTCCAGCTCCTCAAACCACAAAACCTCGATCGAGCCGAAGGGCGGTTTGATCGACTTGATTTTCAGCGGATCATCAGCTCCCCGGAAATAAATGATCTGGCCGGTGGGAAGGTAGGTAATCTCCAGGGGATTCCGAATAAACTTGAATTTACTCGAGAGCCCCAAGTATTCAATCGCCCACTGAATCTGACTGAAAACTGAATCCCGGAGGGTTGCCGCAACCTGCCGGCAAGCCAGAGCATGAGCGGTTGGATTGTTAACGATGTATTCGACCAGGGCCAGAGAGGAGAAGGAAGATTTTGTCGATCCACGTCCCCCCTGCAACCAAAACTCAGTGCTCTTTCCATAATGCAATTCACGGTAAACATCGGTGAAGGTGCCAGCCAAAGCATCGGCCGGGATAATGACCTTACTCTCTTCCCCATCATCCTGGCCGTAGTCATCCTGGCCGAAGCCCCGGTGAATCCCTTGGGTTTTCAAATAATAAATGATCGAGGTGACATTTTTGTCCTCGATCGTTTCAAATAACTTATTGACCGTGTAGTCCAGGGCCACTTCTTTGATGTCATTGTAGGCCCGTTTGACCTGCTCATCCCGATTCACCCAGTCGTGGACCGTGGTCCTGGAGCACCCCAGCATCCGGGCGGCCGTTGTGAGATTCCCCCTACTTTGCATAATGGCTGTGACCATCTGGGCCGTGTTGTATTGCTGGTTGGGTTTCCGGTCCCATTCCCACTGCTCAGCCTCAGCCTTGATGTCAGCCCAGGCCTTGGTCACCTCGGTTTCTTCTCTGATCCAACGCCGGACAGTAGAAGCGGCACAACCAATCAAATCAGCCGCATCGGCCGGGTTTTTCGTCTTCTCCAAAGCGGCGATCATTTGATCTGCTGTGTACGGTGAATGACCCATATCTTTTTTTTAGGTGTTCAGTTTACCAGCGACATTCTCACTGAATTATACCCTATAACAGAAATTCCCCCGGGGTGCGACCGGGGGAATCCTTGGCTCGCTAGAGCCGGGAGTGATAGAAAGTCAAGGCAGGAGCCCAATCCCGAAACTTGACCTATCACCAATTATAGCACCAAATTCGAAACATGCCACATCTTGTTGCCTATGCGAAACTCAATCGTCAAAACCTCCTTCCATGCGTCTTCGCCATTCATCTGAAGGCCTCCGGTAAAGCCGCTTGACCATCTCATCTACCTCGGCCTTGCTCACTTTCCGTAGCACGTGGAGAAGCGTCTGAAAGTTTACCTCCACGGCCCCTATACCCTCGATCATTAGAATTGCCTGAGCGTCCCCAGTAACCTTCATCACCCGGATCAACTCCCCCGTGGGTGTCTTCTGCTTCACATCAAAAATAAGGGGCGGCTCTATCTTGCCCATGAGCTCACTCATACCTTGAACCTCTCAGTATTCTATTTTCCAGGGACCTTATATGTCGGTCGATCTGGGCGATCCGACGATCCGCTGATCTCTTGAGCCGCTCTCTCTCATCCCTCAGCATCTCAATTTGTTTCGCCCGATGCCTATTCAGGAATATAGTCCTGACACCCCAGGGAAGCGTCAAAAACAAACTCTCCCAGGATTTTAACTTCTCCCTTATTCTACCATCCCTGCCCTTCGCCATGCCGCCCTCCTGGCCGATTAGGCCGTTTCCACACCCTCCGGGTCCACGTCCACGGGTGGAATAAACCCGGTAACCCTCAAAAGCCCCCGGATGGTTTTCATCTCGGTATAGAGCAAGGTTTCGAGATTCGACTTATTTATCCAGGCCGGCCCCATCGAGCGATCCCACTCCAGGATAACAACCGCACGGTTTTTCCTTCCCTCCTGGAGCTGGCCGACCGTTGTTTCCTGGACCGGCGGCCCGGTGAAAACCTCTTCGGGCTGGCCGCATTCAAGGCACTTCCAATCATAACTGCCAACTGGAGCAACCACGAAGCCGCATCCACAATGAGGGCACTCAGTATTCCTTATCTTCTGAGTAAGAATCCTTTCCAGCATCCCCAGCACTTTTGTTTCCGTTAGAGCCTCGCCGTCCAGGGCTTCCGCAAGGTCCTCCAGTATCTCTTTTTTGATCATATCAGTCACTCCTCCCCGTATTCTTTTCGTTTTTTTTGCATGATCCGGCCAATCGTGTCCCGGGAAACCCTGTATTCGAAAGCAACTTCACGCTGGGTTTTCCCTTCCACGCTCACCTCCTGCCAAATCATTTCCTCCATGATCTCCCGGGACCCCCCGATCGTAACCACGGGCTCACCCACTTTGCACCTCCTCACCACTCTATCAAATAATCATCATAAAACGGTGGAGCGTCATCTGGTAAATCACCGTTTGTCAGGGCCTTGTTTTTTCCTTCCGGCCGGTGTTGATCATACTCCGGCACCCTCCTGGCTCGAAGCTGAATATACTCCTCTTCGTAAAGTGATAACATTTCAGACTTCGCTTTGCCTGCCGACTCAGCCCAAACCAGGGTGCACCCCTTGTAAAAAACATCCGGGGCTGGAAACACTTTATAGGCCTTCATCACTTGCCTCCACGGCTCAATTTCTCATGTTTTTCGGGACCACGATCTTGGGCTCTTCCCCTTCATAATGCTTTTTGATCACCGCCCTCAGCATCATCAGCCGTCCCCGAAACTCATCAGACGTAATCACGGTTTTGTATGGGCTCTTCTCCAGCGTAGAGTCAATCAGGACCGCATCCCGTGTTGCCATAAGTGCATTCCGGAATTCACCATTTCGACTCACTGCCAAAAAGACCTCATTCAAAAATTCCTGATAAGGTTGGCCGTGTCGATCAAACTTCTGCCCCATCCAAAATAGTTTGGCGGTCAGCTTCCAACTCCGATGACAATTCTCCCCCTCAGCCTGGGCCTCTCTTCCGACCATCCGGCAAACCTCAGCTTGACGGCTGGGACTCCCAAATTTCAAGGACTGAAAAATTCCAACCAGACTGTTACACCTCACCCCATCGTAAACGAAGGCATTCCGGGCCATGATATTGAGTTGGTTTCCAGGCCAGAGCCCAGCCGTTCCCACATCGTATGCTTCACTCATTTTTGTCCTCCACGAAAACTATTATTTCCGGCCCCATCAAAATCTCTTCCGGGGTGTCCAGGACAACCTTGATCTTTTCATTCGATCCCCTGGGCCGCCGGATGTCCAAAACCCTTCTCGGCTCCTCCAGCTCCGGCTCTTCCGACTTTGACCAGCCCAGGAAAATCTCCCCCCGTTTCAGATCACTTGCCATTTTAGGCACGATCCGCTTTCCATTCCAGCCGTTCGCGCCGTTCGCGTCGGTCCCCGATGACCGCCGGCATGGCGGCCACCGGCACGATCGGTAGACCGGCGAGACCGGCAGACCTGGCACGATCGGATATCAATTCGAGCCGTTC